TTTGCCTTATCATGTGCAATTCGCGGTCAAAGTAGTTATACCATGCCTTTTCTTTGCCTTGATTGTCTATAATTCGACGGGGTCTGCGTACTAGCAAGGCTAATTTCTTTAAGCTTGGCGATAGCGCGTTGTCGAGCGCGCCAGAAAGCTCTGCGCCAGTAAAGTCTTTGGTATAGTTTATATCATCAAACGGCACTAATGGTATTGTTTTAGGAGCCTCTGGTACTGCGAAAGCGCCATCTTTTGCTTGCAGCTCTGGCAAAGACAACGTTTTGCCTCGATCATCTACGAACTTGTCTAAGGTCGCGCCTTCACGAAATAACTGCGCTCTTTTTTTACCTAACACCTCATTTTGAAATTCTAGCGGCTGCGTCCTGAGCCATTGGTCATAAGTAAGGTCTGAGCTGACGTCTCCTTTTGGGATTCCCTTGCTTGGCCTAGTGCCATTTACATCTGCCCCTAGATCATATTCTGGGTTTACTTTAAACGTAATTGTAGAGCGGCAATTAAAATGCGCCGGAGGCTTTGGATTTGCGTCGTCAATTTCATAAATAATTCCGTCACGACTGCCGCAAATAAGGCTGGTTCGGCTGTCTAAAGTTGCCACCCATTTATACCCGTCTAAAACGTCTGTATTTTCTTTCATCGTTTCGTTGCGCGATACAGTGGCCGTGTGATTTGTGATGGTTCGCGCTAACGTTTCTGCTTTACGTTGTTGAGTCGGTATAATATCCATTATATCTTGAGTAAGCTCTTGATTGCTTTTACCTAGCAAAATTGCTTCTCGCGCTATCGTTGAAACTTGGTTTGCATTTGTACGACCAAATTCCTCTAAAATACCGCTAACAGAATACCCTTTAGTTGGCTCAATAGACATAATGTCAGTAAAAATTGCTTGCTGCAATTGTGCGGGGGATGGCGAGCCGATCCTAACGCTTAGAGGTTTTTGTAAGATTTTTGTGTTAACGCCTGATTCGTATGCTCCGAATTCTTTCATTTGTTCTTTGAATGTATCTGCATATTTTGCGTCTAATTCTATTAAATATGCGTTTAATTCTCGTATATTGTTTTCTGCTATCTGCTTGCCTGAGCCGCTAATTTTTTCTAGCCGGTTGATGCCTTGCTTTATGGCAGACTTAATTGCCTTAGCCGCTTCTTGTTCTCGGCCTCGCGCGTATCGTTGAACAAAAATTTGATGCCGAGTTAAAGCGTCTTGAATTTCATCGTTTGCTGACATACTTTACTCACAATGGAGCTATATCGCCTAATTCTTCTCGTACATCATCCAAGCTGCGAGCGCCTTCTATAATGCCGCCAGCTTTTAACCTATTGAAAATATCTTGGTCGCTAATGATTTGTCTGTCCATAAGCTGCACCATAGACATAATTAATTGAGGGTCTACCGCCTTGTCATAAAATTCTCTATTAATTTCGATAATAAAATCTTGGCTCTCACCAATAAACTCCATAGCCCATAGGATACATTGGCCTAAAGCAGAAGTTAGATTGCCTACTATGTCGCCTAAAACAGAATTTTCTGATGCAAAACGTATTCTAGCGCCTTCTGCTGTCTCATTACCGCCTCTGTCTGTAACAATACGCGCCCCAATTGCTACCATTTGACTTTCTTTTGCTTTCATAGCCTCCATCACAAGCTGATTGGCGTTCGGCTGTAACAACGTTGCGGAGCCTGTTTCACCCAAAATATGACCAGCCCTAGAGCCTAATTTGATGCCTTTAGGGTTGTATTCCTGCCATTGATCTTGGTTTAGTGAATGAGTTATGAACAATGTTGGCTGGCCTGTAATAAAACACGATTCCTCGTAATCTGCTGAATTGCGATAATGAGCAATATTGACGTCTGCTATGTCTGCCAGAGGAGCATCATCTACCGTGCTGTCATTGTTTTTTGACCCTACAAATATAGCGGGTATTGTGTTCCATGTTGTTCCGTCAGATTTTTTTGGAAAAATTTCTTCTGTAAACGGCTTGTTGTCTCTGTAAATTTGTTGACTATATCCGGCTGCAGACAGCCTTAATACCCTATATTGCGTGTCTGAATCATGCCCAAATTCATCTTCGTCAGTATTAAATTGCTCTGCTAGCGTCACCATAGACAGTAATTTTCTTCCGCCTACAACATCCGTTTTCCAGTTAGTGACCTGCTCTGCATTATAGGGAATTATTGACGGCCTCAACTGCAAATTTGTCACATCTTCTAGTGACAATTCATCGTCTACTTGCGGGTAATCTACTAACAAAAAGCCACGCCCTGTTTCTAAAATATTAGAAAGCTCGTCTTTGGCTAATTGCTCTATTCCTAAACCATCGCCTGTCGCATCTTCTATCAAATACTCTAAAGATGTTGGCAATTCATAAACCATTTCTTTGCGAAAAGCTGCGCCGACTAGAGCGTTTTTTGTTCTGCCTGTGAAGTTAGTAAACACTGCTCTTTTAAGATATTGCTTATAACGTAAAGTCTCTGCTCCCATTGCGTCATCGTGTGTCTCTGCGTCAGGAACAGGCAAATAATCATGTCGCTTTTCTTTTACGCAAACTGCGCCTTTTACTGCATCACGAGTTTTTGCCCATACAGGGGCATATAATTGATATTCTGGGTGCTGATTCTCAACTGACATAATGTATCCCCGTTAAACTACGCGCAGTTTATCACAACGCAAACTCGATGTTGACATTGGCAACTGGCTTAACAATAGGCATTTCATACGCGACAACGTACGTTGTGGCATCGTTTTGATGGTCAAAGCCCGTGGTTTTATCAGGAATGCCGTTGAGGTACGTTTGTTGCTCTAAGCACTCGGCAACTCTTTTGCAATTTTTGGCGTTAATTTTTACCTTTCCTTTTTCAAGGGCGCTATTCATTGCCATTACTCTGTCCTTTACCATTGGATTAGCTTTTTTTGCCCGAACAGAAAACCCTGCTTGTTGTAATAGAGCAATATCACTGATAGATGCGTTAGAGCTATGCCTTGCCCCGCCAGAAGCGTCTGGATAGATAATGACCTGACTGTTTGGGTAAGTTGATTTGATGCAATCGATCATATCTCTAGTGTCATACATATCAACCATTTCATGGACAGCGTGCAATTCGCTTCCCCTTCGCACAAAAACAGTGGCCGCTTGTTGCATAACATTAAAGTCGCATCCTATATATACGGCTTCCCCCATAATGTATTCTTGATCGCTGTAGCATTCGTCTCTTATATAGCTTGAATATACGGTTCCGCTCGTTAAATTCACAAATTCGCCGTCTAAATAGGCTTTTAGTAAATTTGCTGAATATGTTTCTGTGAGCGTTTCTATGTAAGTTGCTGGCAAATATTTAGCGTTTGATGCGGTTGGAGCCTTAATAAGCGCATAGCTTGGGGAGGGGTTTTTCTTCCAGCGTTCATATACGAACCGAAACCCTTCTGGCGTAGTGCCTACCGCAACCGTGTTAATACCAAATTCTTTCTTTTGGCGGTTACGAGCGATGATTTGCTCCCATGCTCTTTTAGCTTTTACCAATGGCAATGTGTCTAGCTCATCCACGCATGAGTCGCTGACTTCGTATCCCACAATACGGTCAGGGTTGTCTAAGGTGCGGAATATAATACGCTTGCCGTTAACGTAAATGGCGTGTTCGCTGCGGTTTATCCTAAAAGGGATTCCAGAGCCGCCTAATATTTCCTCAAAGCGAGGATAGCAAATGTCCCTAACAAGCCCGTATGTCGGCATATAGTACGCAAGGTCGCGCCCATCCCCGAACACTTTAGTAAGGATTCTAAGAATTAAAGCATGAGTTTTGCCAGAGCCAAAGCCGCCTACGAAGGCTGGGAACGGCGCAGAATGATGAATAAACTCAACCTGCGGCTTGCTTCCCGTTGTCTCCAATATCATCTTCTACGACTCTAAACCCTTTTATCTGTATATCGCCTTGCACAATTTGAGCGTCTTGCTGGCCTAACCAGTTTTTGCCAAGCCACACCATCATGGTGCTATTGCCCTCTTGAGCGGCTTGGTATTGACGCCTTCTAAGAGATATTTTTCCTGCTTGGCGTTTTTGTGCAAAATACTCCGAGAAACCCTTGTTTTTTTCTCTTTTGCAAATTGCGTTTAATGTGTCGTAATCTATATCAAAGAATGCCGCTATTTCTTCTCCTGTACACTGAATCGCGCATAATTTTTCAAAATCATTCCAGTCTATCTCCTTGAGTGGCCTTGCCATTGACTGTTTCCTCGTCTTGCGTTTTGCTTACACCTCTTTTGTGCCGTTAAACATTGGGTGGTTGTTTTCCATGCCTTCCGGTGTAGAGCTAAAAATATGGATTGGCAGAACGGTGAGTGGAGTTTCCTCCGTTCTGAAGTGGTGCGGGCACATAGGCTCAAGTATACAGGTCATCCCTGCCACAAGCTCAGTTTCTTCATCGTCTCCTGTTTGCCCCACAATACTCCAGCCTTTCCCCTCTAAAACATAAACTACTCGGGCTGTAGGGTGAATATGGTGAACTTGCTCGCTCGTAAAA